AATTCCCCTGAGGGGGTTCACTGCAAAATCCTACCAGCCATCTCTCTAATTCCCCTGAGGGGGTTCACTGCAAAATCCTACCAGCCATCTCTCTAATTCCCCTGAGGGGGTTCACTGCAAAATCTTACCAGCCATCTCTCTAATTCCCCTGAGGGGGTTCACTGCAAAATCTCACTAGCCATCTCTCTAATTCCCCTGAGGGGGGTGATCAGGGGGTTATAGCGTATCGGTTGCCCAAGGTATCCAATATCAGGGACTCGGCGGTTTCAATATCGGTCAAAGTCCCGTCCAACTCATACCTTTGAAAAGAGCCTGATCTATATGGGCAATATGTGATCTTGTGCCCTTGGGTTTTTAGGTGATCAAGATCAGCGGAATTTTCTTGGGGTTCAATCGTGAAGGATTCCCCCTTTGCACAAGTGACAACCCCCCGCGCGGTTGCATGCACGTTTTTTTGTCTGTCGCGCAAAACGCGGTTGCGACTAGCTTGCGAGACTCGAAATTTAACGTCGCGCATTGATACGCTTGTGCAATGTCCCACAACCCGCCCTTTCATAGGCCCTTCACAAGGGCGCAAGCTATATAGCTTCTTAGTAAGGTTAAAATATACGTCGTAAATCATGCGAAAACCCCCCGATACCAAACAACAAGATTTTCATCTTGTTCGCATGGGTATCCGTGATCAATGCGGACTTGCGCCAACCTTGCGTGATCAGAAATAGTTCCGCGCGTTACGCAAGTATCAAAGGCATACAAATCCTCGACAGATTCAAAGGTAAGATCAGCTAAGTACGGGTCGGGCGTATCGGAAGCCGTTCCATCGGGTTGCACGTAAAAAGGCCAACCGTCACTAGCAAGGTGAAGATCAAGAAAAACGTATTCTAATTGCATGGGGTTTTTCCTCATAAGATCATGCGGAATTGCATGGAAAGGGATACCGCAAGCGATATCCCCGCGATGCAATTCCTAGTGAGTTATGAAAACTACGGGTTTTTGAGCCGTCCAACACAACCCGCAAGCGCCGCAATCGGGAACTAAGGTTTCTTCACCCTTTGCCGCATATTTTCCCGTATCTTTGCTGATTTGGGTTGGGCATAGAAAAGCTTGCTTGGCGTTAACGGATTCCATTGCGCGGGAATCGTCCGCGCTTAATGCTGTCATATGATCACGTTGAAAATTCCCGCTAAAGCGTATTGCCCAACGCTCCCCACAATTCTCTAGCATGGAAAGCAAAGCTAGCCCTATTTGGCGTTCTTTTTTGTCGGATGCATCGGGCTGATTTGCCGTATATCCGTAAACGTGCAACGCGGGAAACATTCCAAGCCATTTCGCCCATTTGGCAACGTATGAAACAGAATAAAAATCGCCCAAGATATGCAATCTAACCGCAAAACCTTTAGGGTTCTTACGTTGCAGTTCCGCAAGTTCAATTTCCAACATATCTTCAAGGGATTTTCCCGCCTCATATCGGTATGCATACATCATGTTATTTCCGTAACAATCGTCCCAATGGGCGCAAGATTTAGGGCAGGTTGCGCGTTCTTCTAGAGTTAATGTGTAAATCTTAAACCCGCGCCACTTACCTTTTGTTACAGTTTTACCCAACTTTACGTTGGTGGAGCGCTTAATCAGGTTTTCCGTTTTGCCCATAGTTGCACGATCAGCGGGTTTTACGCGGTTCTTGAACACGGTTCTTGCGGACATTTGGGCGATTTGGGTTTTGCTTAGGGTTTTCATATCGTGGGTCCTTATGGGTTAAGCGACTAGGCGCAATGTGTAAGCGTTATCGGTGCAATCACATACAATTTCGTTGGGTTCACTGTCGTAATCAAAAACGAACAAGATAACGCCAAGGCAGGTTCCCGTTGTGTTGTTGTAAAAACATACGGTTGTTTCGTCGCAGGCAATTATTTCGCGGATTAAATCGCGCTCTAATTGGGACTCGTTGTCGGAACCTGCAACCGTGATTAGAGTAAAGCGATCTTGTTTAGCGCGGCGGATGATCTTGCGTATTTCGGATTTGATTTGTGTTGCGTTTTTCATGATCAGTTCCCCCCTTCAAGAAAGGATACATAGTAACCCCCGATATGCGGAACAAATACCCCCGCCCCTTCCGCGTTAAGGTAAGTGAATTTCCCCAAGCAATAGCAAGCTATGCAAAGGTAGGATAGGAGGGTGATCTTGGCAAAGATGGACATGTTATTTCCTAAAGGTTGCGCGGGAATCAACCATAGCTCCCGCATGTCATGCCCTCATTATACAGGGTTGCAATGTAAGCACAAGCTTTCCCCTATTACATAGCGCAAGATCATGGGGTGATCAGGGGGGCAACGTTAGGGGGGTTTTGTCGCGTGATCAGGGACTTGCACGGGAAAGACTCGCGCTGATCAGGGTTGGGGGAGCTAGTGATCAAGTGTGGATGATCTTGTGGGGGTTGGGCGACTCGCCTATCCTTGCCCCCGATTTTTTTTCCAGTCCCTATAGTTTAACATTAAACTACCTTGGCCTAACTATAGTTTAACATTGAACTAACTGGTAAGCTGATCACGAATTGTTACAGTTTGACATAAGGGGTTGACCTTTGGGACCCTCCAGATTATACTGCGCCAAAAGTGATTCGGCTGGTAACGCCCCATGAATCCAAAACAAGAAATTACTTTAGCAGTGACAAATATAACACACCAGTAATCCCTACCCGCACAAGTCAACGACAGAAACAAGCGGATAAACCCCAGCGACGACAAAAAAAGAATCATGGGATTACAACAACTTATAAAATAGTTGAAAAATCAAGGTATAATTTTCTAAAATATGTCTATATAGTATATTAAGAACCCTTACTTAAGTTATCTTAAGCTAACTGTACATCTACGATGTTAGAGTTACTGTATTCAGTGTGTATTAAATATAAGAGTTATACTTAAGTTAGCTCAAGAGTTTGTTTGTGATTATAAACACACTGAACACTATAACTCTAACATCGTAGATGTACAGTTACCCTAAGTTAAGGGTTAACCTAATCCCCCCTGATTAACCAAGACGAATCTTCACACCTTTATCGTTAGCAGAAGTGGTCCTGCCGATAATCAGGGGGAGGTATATATAAGTGAGACCTGTGAGATGGCTAATAAATTACCTTACAGCAAGGTTATAGAAAACCATGTGATTAAGTGTGTTCGTGGTGGTGCGACCAGATGGGATACCTTCCGTTCTATACAGCGTCTAAAAGATGCCCCTCGTTCTATGACTACCTTCTACAAGCACTATGGCAGCCTCTGGGATGAAGAGCATACTGATATTATGTCGCGTATTGGGGCAAGGGTTTACGATCAGGCTCTTAATGGGGATGTTAAAGACGCTTCCACTTTCAAGTCGCAAGAGTTAGCCCTACGAGCTAAAGCTGGTTGGTCGCCCCAGAACACCGTTAACGAAGTTGAGCAAGAGATTGATCCCGAACTTGATATCTCGGCACAAGAGCAGATTATGAATCTCTTAGGACATGACCCCGATGATGAACAGGAAGATAACGGCTGATACTCTCCGAAAGTTACCAGCAGCTAAGGTCAAGAAGCTCTTTGAGCAACTGGGTCCAACTAAAGTAGATGAACTACAGCATGATTGGTCGTTCTGGGGTAGAGACGCACAGTTTCCTCCAACTGACAACGAGTGGAACACTTGGTTAATCAATGCTGGTCGTGGCTTCGGTAAGACCCGTTGTGGCGCTGAGTGGGTACGACAGCAAGTTAAGGATGGGCATAAGCGCATAGCCTGTGTAGCTTCTACTAACTCTGACATTGAACGTGTTATGGTTAAGGGTGAGAGTGGTTTCCTCTCTGTTTGCTGGAAGCACGATAAAGATAACAAGGGTAAGCATATGGGCTTTCCTGAGTGGTCTCCTACCAAGCGTTCCCTAAGCTGGGCTAATGGTGCTAAGGTTGAGTTCTACTCAGCAGAAGAGCCTGAGCGTCTGCGTGGCCCACAGTTCTCCGCTGCATGGTGTGATGAGCTTGCTGCGTGGAACAAAGATATTGACACATGGCAGATGCTTCAGTTCTGTCTACGTCTTGGTAAGCACCCTCGTGTGTGCGTTACAACAACCCCCAAGCCTACTAAGTTAATGCGTGAGCTACTTAAGAACCCTAAGACTATAGTCACAAGTGGTTCTACCTTTGACAACGCTGCTAACCTAGCCGATACCTATCTCACTGCTGTTAAAGAACAGTACGAAGGTACTAGACTAGGTAGGCAAGAGCTTTATGCTGAAGTACTAGAGGAAGCGCAAGGCGCACTTTGGACTACAGCTATGCTAGACGAAGCCTCAGTCAAGCACGAGGCTGTCCCTGATCTTTCCCGTATTGTCGTTGCCCTTGACCCTGCTGTTACCTCTAACGCTGAGAGTGACATGACAGGTATTGTCGTTG